ATTCTCCTCAACAATACGGCTGTCGAAGGTTCTGCCATATGGGAAAGAGAGTGATTCCCACTTTTGCCATGGGTGGTCAACTAGCAGTGCCACACCTTCTTTAACCTGATCAGCCATCTTACGAAGAAAGTATGGAGTTATTTTCATTTTGTACTTATCAATCCTCTTCGTTCCGATGATCCTTGCCTGGAACACATGGACTTGTTCTTCGGTGAGGGGGACAAGTGCCTTCTGATTAATCTTCGACAGTTGCTCTGCAGACGGTTTTGCCATTTGGTTTTTCACCTCCTTGATATAGTAAACTTGCCAACTCACTCATTCTGTGGAGTGATAGGAGGCTGCGTTTGTGCAACAGAGCGCTTATTCTCCAGTTCTACAACTAGCTCAAGCGGAATGTTAGGATCAAGCCCCATGATCCATCTAGCCTCTGTAGCGGCTTCCTTAGACGTGATGTAACGTTCTTTTTCTGCGAGCACATAGTTGTTCAGTTTCGCTCTTAAATCTCGTTCTCGTTCCATCTCAGAACGCAAATCAATCGGAGCATAATCTGCTTCGACAAGCGTCTGAACACCACGAACTCTAGCGGACATAGAAAAAGCCCGCTTCCAGAAACGTTTGGTCACGTTCCGGGCGGACTCTACAGACTTGATATAAATTTGTGTATCCACAGAACTATAAGTTTCCGTGGAACCTTGATGCCTTGAAAGCAAGGTGAGCAACGTTTTCAGTCCAGTTGCCATCTGCGTATCGATGATATCAATCAATTTCTTGATATCAATCATAGGGCCTGAGTTGCCACCCTTCAGGTATTCTACTTTTACGCTATCCCAATGAATCATCGCATCGTCTGGATTCAAGGAGTTGAAATGACTCATGAGTTCGGTCATGCGTTCTGTTAACCACTTCTGCTGACCTTCAGGATTGTTTTTGTACTGATTAGGCATATTCTTCAGTAATACTTCCTCAACCACGGATATATCCAGTCTTGGGTATCCCTGATTGTGAACTACTGCCTTCAAGTCCTGTAAAACCTGTAAATGAAAAAACACCGCTTGAAGAACAGGTAATATCGGTGTTCGCCCATACGGGTCATCTATCATCGGATCGAACTCTTCATAAATGAAGGTCGGCGTATCGATCTTCTTATACTGACCAAACCATTCTTCGCCAGCACGAGGACGTGGATTCTTGATGTATTGCCAAGGGATAAGTCGATTCGTCCCCTCTTCTCTCCTAAACCAAATCGTCGCAGGGTCAACAGGTACGATATCAATCACATCGTTACAACGATCGTTAAGAACCACTTCACCAGCACAAGCCCCACGTACCATAATCATCATTCGCTGAATCGTATCAAGCTTGTCCAACGACCTTCCATGCTGATAACCAGGTGAGGGAAGTGGAGAATCCAGTAAGTTCTTGATTGCATCTAACGATCTCTGCCCGTTCTTGTCGTCACTACCACTCTGCTTCTTTGCTGTAAATGTAAGTGGCGTGTCTCCCATACGTAGAAAGTTGTAGAGCGCATGCGAAATATCAGGATGAACAGATACAAGAATCTCAAGTAGTTCCTCTGCTGTGTGATTCTGCAGCTTGGTCAAATCGATATTATGGGCACTCTGGTACTTTTTCGGAAGCCAATTGAATATATCCCATCCGTTTGACGATCTTGGCGAGGTCATCCTGCCAAAACCCATCATCTGACGCTTCACCGCAGCTGGAAGAACAGAATTCGCAAATGAATAAATGGCTTTATGATACCATTTCAATGTTTCACCTCCAGACATAAAAATAGAAGGCAGGAAAAGTTTCCTTACCTTCTAAAGTTCTTCATACTTCTATGGATTTATAATATCATCGAGTTACTATAAAGTTACTACGGATTTACTCTGTAATACCATACATTCATCACCACTCCCAACAAAAAGACGAACAAATTAGATTGTTCGTCTCATCTTCTTATTCTTACGTATGGTTGTGTTCTAGAATCTCTAACTTAACTGTTATCCATTCATTTATAAGCTTCTCTAGACCATCATATATCTCACTTATTGTTGGTTTAGAATGATTAAAAACATTACTATTAGCACCATGACGAGATTGTAAGCCTGATCCAGCTCGAGTGTTAGCAAAATGACGTATTCTCCCACCTTGTCTGAATGGCTGAAAAGCATAATTTAAAGGATCCATATTGATGGCATATTCAGATATCTTAGATTGTAAACTTTTTAAATCGTGTTCAATATTTTCACTTATTTTATACATATTAACTAAGAGATATAGATAGTCTTTTAAGGTGAGGCCATATAGAACCACTACCTCTCTAAACAGTACTTCACTGTAAGTAAGATTAATCATTTTTCCTATTTTAGGAATGTTCTTTTCAAAGTTGTTATCTAATACAGCTACATAAGGATTCTGTAGTTGCTCCATATGCAAAATCGGATCTTTATTCCCAATATACACTTCTTGACGAACTCTACTGGTATCATAAACTAATTTTCTCGCAAGAACTCGGTATCTAATGCCATAAAGTTTTAATACTGTGTTCAGAATCAGTAACAGTACCTCACTTTTATAGTGAGCCTCTTTCTTATCAATTTCATTTTGAAAATCAAGTTCATCTAGATGAGGAGAATAAAGATAAAAATGTTCTCTTTCAGAAAAGTCTGTATCATACTGTATTGAGAGGTGAGGAGTAAACGATAAAGTTGCCAAATCGAGCAATCTTGGCGAGTGTTCAAGTTCAAGTTTCCACAATTTTTAAACTTCCTTTCATATTGGATCTTAATAGTCTACTCTTGCTGATGCCACTCGAAATATTTTCTAGTATTGTCGTTCCAATGCTGGCATTCTCTACTTTCAATTTGGATAACCTTCTCCAATAGATGCGGAGTATAAGATTTTTTAGTGTTTCTAAGTACCTTGCCATTAACAACTATAATGTATCCCTTCTCAAACAAGTCATCGCACCCAAATTTACACATTGGTATAACAATGTTCTTGTAATCAAGACGTTCTTCTCTCGAGCACCTTGATCTCTTTTTGATATGAGCTGCAACCAGGAGATCAACGGGGTATTGGTTTCCACATATACCACATGACCCTACTTTTTTATTCTTGAATAGCTGTTTTCTAAGGAAAGGTTGTTCTTTTCTTCCTTTTCCCGTGCGATGTGTGTCAAGAGATTCATGATCTTCAAACAGGAGTACCTCCTCTTCATATTCTTCTGGAGATACATCTGGTAGATAAATTTCACTTTTCAAATTAAATGATAATAACATTCGTTCGCTTAATTCTTCTCTTAGTACATTGAACCCCTGAATAATATAATTGTCCGCATATCCAACGGTTCGATTGAAATCTATGTATGGGATATTATGTTGCTTGATCTCATCGAGAAAATAAACATATTCCCATGTTTGACCCGTTCCATCGTAACCCCATAACTTGGCAGCCAGTTCTTTGTGTCGTAATTTCATTACAACTACACCAGAGGCGAATATCTGTCCGTTTGCGGAAAACAATGTAACATCACCTGTTTGAATCTTTTCCCACTTTGAGACGTTAACATTGTTTTTGCCTGGAGTTACTCCCCACGTTGGAATTAATCCGTCTGGGTAAAAAGTTTTTACTTGGTCTAAAGTTTCCTCGGGTAGATATTTCGATAATACTTCGATAGGTACTGGATTCTGAATTGTATCCTCATAATGTTCTCGAGCATCTTTATTTCCTGATGGCTGTAAAATCACCTTACTCATTGCTATCCCCCTGTAATTCTGTATATTTCTTATTTGAGCCATAAGACTTCTCTACAGGGTACTTATCGGCATTTTTCTGTAACTTTTTAAGCAGCGCTTCCTTCGGATCTATATCAAGATCGTTGCACAACAGTAGCACATAATAAAGCACGTCTGCTAATTCGTCCTGAAGGTTGTCTTTATTTTGTTCAATTGCTTCTTCACTGCTCTTCCACTGAAAGAGCTCTAGCAGCTCACTCGCCTCAAGATTTAAAGATATTGCAAGATCCTTCGGATTATGAAATTGTCCCCAGTTTCGTTCATCTCTAAATGCTGTGATTCTTTGAATTAATTCATCCACAATTAACCACCTCAAAGTTATTAATTCGACAAACAGCGTCAAAATCCTTGCCTATTTGAGCTGGTATCATTTTTGATTTATCCATGATTTTTTACCGCTGATGACTCCCGACCCTAATCCCAGTGCGTTCGTTCCAGACAATCGGCTCCACATAGCCAAATTCCTCTATGCTACGGCGAAGTTTCTCATATTCAACGTCTCCAGGCTGAATGTCAACTCGGGGTTGTAGGCTGCTACATTAATCTGATTGATTGGCACGATTCTGATGTTCATAGATGTTCCCTCCATCCGCTTCTGTAGCAACAAAAAAAGCACCCTAGGGGTGCCTTATCTGCCGTATTTTTGAATCAATTCTTTGAGATTACTAGGTAAAAATTCACTTACTCCATTGGAACCATCCAAGTAACCATCTGCTTGAGCTTCTGACCAATACATTCTGGCTTCTTCGTAATAGTCTACATGAAGCCTACGCACCACTTCAGTCCATTCCTTAACATCCTCTATGTTTCCCTCATCAAGTATGGACAAAAGTGTCACAAGTCCTCTTCTACCCACAAAGGCGTCAAGATTCATATCAAGATTTGATTTTCCATCTCTATAAAGTTGCCTAGGATCATAGAGACATCTACTCTTGTTGTGCACTATTCTAAAGCCTTTCTCTTTACCTGTACTATCTTCTCTGTACCATTCAAAGAAACCATCATCAACATCAATATTTTCATCACATGAATCACATACCCATTGCTTTAACGGAATAAGTTTTGGTTTCCCCATTGAGCATTCCCCCATAATTTTCATCAGATACATTTCCAGTATCAGACAAATACAGACAATGGTCAAGATTCATCTTTGTGTTGAGTTGGTTTCCACGTTTGGTTGACCATCATATGTGTGCGTAGGCTCACTCAGACGCTGTTCTCCGCTCTTCAATAGACTGATCCCTGCAAACGGGGACGTTCTCATGTCAAGAAACTCAGAACAGCTCACATTCTGTCATATGAAGGCAAAAGAAAAAGCACCACGAACAATAAATTATTTCTTAGTACAATCTGTCTACTACAAAACTGTTTGACTCCATCCCAATTACCCATACACAATCAATGCCCTGGTTGTATCTTCGAAACAAGGGTATAAATAGCTCTTTGATTGTACTAAACACGAGCACACCGATCCCTTAGGGTCGGTATTTTTTTCTGTCAGAATCCCTTTTCTCTGCTCAATTCTTGTCGACGCTACTTCTGTCCAGTAAACTGCAATTTCCTCTTTAATCTCCTTTGATTCACGCCGCAAACCCTGCTTAGCAAGAACGTTCTTGGCGGTCATTCACACCACTTGTCTTCCTTATGTGATGGACTTCGTAGTATTTCCCTTGGATTATCAGGACCTTACAACCTTGATTGTGACAGAATTTTTTTAGTAATTTAATCACCCTTCTGAATGAAATAAAAAAAGAGCAACGAAAACATCGTTACTCTTTTACTGAATTATGAAGAATCTTTAAATGTCTATCAATATAGAATTGAATCAACAGTCTTTCCAAATATTCCCCAACTTCTCTTCTAGATATTTCTATGTCCTCCATTAAATAATTAAGTGATATTGAGTAATTAAACTTGCTGATTTCATATAAATGAGTATCTACTTCAATTACATTATAATGAAAATTAAAGTTATCTGTGATAAAGTCACGAAGCCTGGTTCTTTCAATAAAAGTTATTTCTTTATTTAAATTAAAGAGAATTTCAACGTTCGCAGTTTTAACGGATGTATTAGGTGTCATTTTCATTTTATTTGAAATAGTGAGGTATTGCTCGCCATCAACACCTAGAATATCATGGTAACGATTGAAAAAATCATCTTTATCTTTAATTGATTCATTTCTAATGAAGCTTTCATTATCGAGTCTCTTTAATGCCTCTATCCCTTGAATAGCCCCACTCATTTCATCAGAATCTAAATGAACCTTAAGTTTTAAATGGTTTTCAGCGTTTTTCAGGAATTGTTCGGAATTGTATAAGTAAAATAATTTATTTCCGCTTTCCTTCTTGAACTCTTGAATTAGTTCAGGGTGGGGACCTTTCTTTTCTCCCTTCACTTCCAAAACCCAATCCTCTTTATTGTCATCAGTAACAAGTATTATTGATTTAATAGGCTCCTCCTTTGATTTATCAAGAATTTGGCTCCAATATATATAATCCCCATACTCATCTTTGTAAATGATCCCATCAAAAAGTGTTTTTCGATCTTTCTTTTCTTTTTGATCCTCAAAACCGGGAGGAATTTTGCTTTGATAACGCTCTTCTCCCTTAATAAACATTTCTTCGAGTTTCTCCTTAGTATAAGGGTCCCCTACATTTTCCTGAATTATTTGAGATAATTTTTCTTTTACTTTGTCTAACTCAGGTTGTGACTCCAACTGACTTGCCAGATCATCTTTGATAGTTTTCAAACATTCTTCCAATGAATTTTTCATTAGAGTAGAGTCAATATTTGAATGCCTCAATTTATCAAGTTCGCTAATAAGCTTGTTAATGGATTCTGAACATTGCTTCTCAAATTTACTGTAGGCATTTTTCTGATTGAACATCTCATCATAAATATGTTTATGATACTCTAGAGCTACTTGATGAGGAATCCAAATCCTATCTTGTATACTTTCCATTATATTGATTAATGCTTCCCTAGATTCCTTTGGGTATCTATAAAGATTAAGAAGCGTATTGGCGTCAAAAACAAATGTACATTCAGACCAAAGTTTTGCAAAATCCTCTGTTGATGGGGGATAGAATCCCGAAAATTTATTTCGCATAGAATCTCCTCTCCTTAGTGTTTCTGAAGAGGTAATATTCGACACTAAGAACCTGAATCCTTTATTTTGATTCCATAATTCGACAATTAAATACTAAGAATTCTTATTTCCATCCTCTGAAACTTACGCTTTGATGTTTCTCATTTAAGGACAACATTAACTCAGGACAGCCAAGTCCCACTGTCTTATTGAGTAGTATGAGACCTTACAATACTCTTAGTAACAGTCACCTACCAGTAAAAAAAGCATCCCAAAGGATACTCAATTAAGATTTTTTTCCATATTTACGAACCAACCAATCCATATCTCCTTGCGGAATATATCCTTCTTCCTCTACTTCGTAACCATCTTCAATCGCGAAAGGCAATACCGTGAGGGCTTCTTCATAAAGGTCCACATGCAACCTTCTGATTGTCGTTACCAAAGAATATCTGCCTACACCAGGCTCTAGCAACTTACCCAAAAGCTTATTAAGTCCGTCAGGCACGGTATACCAGTGAAGATGCCCGTCTGCTAAATTATCCTCTGATCTATTTTCCAAACATTGTTTAGTCCACCTACCGTGAACAATCCGGAAGTTATTTTGTGTTGAACTCATATCAATCGGTGTCAATTTGTTATAAACTTTATCCCATTCTAGCATTCCGTCTTTGTCCGACTGGATTACTCCGTTGCAAACATCACATACCCACTTTTTTTTTATTTCCCATCGCGTATTTAACGCCATTATAATTTCACTCATTAAGAACAACCTCCCTTATTAAAGGAAGTAAATCGTTACGAACGAATAAAATCCTCTGCCATTTGTTTTTTTTCTGGGCGTCGAACACAGCTCAGCTTACTTTAAACTCATAATAAAATAGCGGTGATCTTACCGTTTCCCACGTTCTTAGTCAAAAGACTATTGCCGGGCCATTTAGCATGGTTGAGTCCTAGGTTGTTTTTTCAACTTTCACCATTATCTGATAGGGATATGTGATTTTCAGTTTATCTTTTTATTGACACGCTACTTATTGACGGAAGCATTATAGACTGAGGTGCTCCCAGCAAATATTCACCGAAGGTGAGAACATATGCGTCAGCTCTGTCCGGTGATTTTAATCCTCGTTTCTTCATGTCTTTCTTACTTTCAAGTAGTATTTTCCCCTTACTGGTCATTGACCATTTTCTTGTAGTCAATTGAGAAGTCAGTACATCATCATCAGGTAATTGTAAGACTGCGCACTCGTTGTTCATATAATTGCTCATGTTTTGTTCTAGAAGTCCCTTAATATACGCCCACATTTCAGCGCCTAGGTTCCCATAATGCTCATCCAAAGAGGATGATCCATTGTTGATTGGAATAACTTCATAAGGAAGTCCTTCCTCTGCTATAATCTCATTCAACCGATCCGTCACTCCACCGCCCACTCCTGTATCATCTATTCTGATTCTCGTATAGACAACTTCCGGGTACTGCAGCAGTAATTCTTTTATTAAGTTCAACACCCAGCCTGCTGTAACCATTGTATCTTTTTTGAAATGATGATGCTGCCCAACTGTTACTGGTCCTATCCCTGCATACATAGATGTCTCATCATCGCCAAAACGAGCAACGTCACAGCCAATGGTCAAGATGTCACCAACCGGAGACAACCTGACTTCTTTTGCTGCGAATTCAGCTACTTCCAATGCAATGAAGGTTTCTGACTCTCCTCGCGGAAACTCTCCTTCTACACGAACACGCCATACATCAGAACCTTTGCCATATTTACGTTCAAGCATGGCTATATTCTCTTTGCTTGTCCGAGGACTGTTCAAGCAGGACACTTTATGTGTATTGTAGTCAGCACGATCTCGGTTGTGAGAATCATAGAATACTCCGCTGGTTCGTGTTGGGTTCCCACACATAAGTAGCTTATTGAATTCACCCGAGAGCGTGCCCAGGATTGCTTCCATGATACGATCTTCAACCCCGGAAGCTTCGTCCACAATGAAAAGCATGTAGTCCTCATGGAAACCCTGCATGTTCTCGGGCTTGGTAGCTGTCCGGGCAGTAGCAAACCATCTTTCCTCGTAATTTCGCATATAAATCTTAGTCTTTGTCCACTTAAGTATCTTTTTGAGCACCGGACTTTTCTCTTGCCACTTACTAATCTCTGCCCAAAGGACATCATGAAGCTGCTGACGTGTCGGGGCTGTGCATATAACTTTCGGAAATGGGAAGCAAGAAAGGAACCATAGTGCTGTTGCTGCCTCCAAGCCTGTTTTACCAACTCCCTGACCTGATCGCACTGAGACACGAGGATTACCGGCAATGTCCATCAGAACTTCTGATTGCCATTCGTCCGGAGTGAATTTCAGCAACTCCACGCAAAAAAGAACCGGATTCTTCCGGTACTCGGGAATACGTTTTTTGAATGCAGCGAATCTGCGTTTAGTTTGTGGAGACTCTTTACTCACCAGACTCCACCGCCTTTACCCAATCTTCGATCAGATCATCCTCGGTATCTCCATCACCGTTCTTCAGTTTCTCGATCTCAAGGCGAGTTTTCTCCACTTTGGCCTGCATCTGACCCAGTTTTAATCGGCGCTCATCTTCCTGCGGTGCAATATCAAGGAATTGTTTAATGGCTCCCCTAATCTCACGCATGACCGTAGCCTCTGCCTTGATGAAACTAGCGTATTTATCCCAAGCGAATTGAATTTCCCATTCGTATTCATCTCCATACTCACCTGGTTTCTCCCTTTTCAACTCTTTGGTCATATCCTCTTTGTCTTTGATGAAGAAGATACGCTGCGCCCAAATGATTTTACGGAATCCCTGAGTGATGTTATGCCAGATCATATCTATTGGTTCCATTTGCTGAACGATATCTATGAGTTCTAGATACTCAGGATCTTGCGGCTCGAACTTACGGAACAATCCATGTGTAACAGCTTTCTGATTGCCCAACGGCCCCCCTTTTCCACCTCTGTTACCTTTAGCGTTCTGATTGCCGCGAGGAGCACCGGGTTTAGCGTTAGCCATCTTCCCTTCCCATTGATCAAGTGATTTCCACTTTCGGACTGATTCAGGAGTAATGCCCAGCTTTTCTGCAATCTCTTTCGGCTTCATCACCCCGCCGCTATCTTTCCAGATTTTGAATGATTTTTTTCGATTCGGAT